CAACGCAGGTACAATAATGCCATTAATAGCTAGAAAAGTAGGATCAGGAGATATTGTAAATACAGTACACCCTATATGTGTTGCTCCTGGAGACATACTTACTGATTCAGGTAGTTCAACAGTATTTGTAGTTGGACACGGAATACATAGAAAGACAGACCTAAACGAACCTCACACACATTGTCCACCTGTGTATGGTACACCATTAGTAACGCACAGTCCAAATGTTTTTGCCGAAGATTTAGAAGTAGGCAGAGTAGGAGATACATATGATTGCTCAGCTCAAATAACAAGTACAACACAAACAGAGGTATTCGCAAACGAATAAATATTAGTATGGCACAAGATTTATACAAAACAGTTAAAATAACACCACAAAGACAAAAACAACCTCCTGTTAAGCAAAAAGCATATAGAGGGTTTAGTACTGTTAATGCTGATAACACTTCATTCCAGCAATTTGATATTGCACTTATTAAACAAAATTTATTAAATCATTTTAATATTAGACAAGGTGAAAAAGTATCTGATCCTACATTTGGTTGTATTATTTGGGACGCAATATTTGAACCGTTAACAACAGAGCTTAAAGATGCAATCACAACAAATGTTACAAATATTGTAAACTTTGATCCTAGAACAAGAGCATCAGGTGTACAAGTATCTGAATACGAAAGCGGATTACAAATTGAGTGTACAATAATGTACTTAGACTATAATATCAGCGAATCTTTAAAGATGCAGTTTGATAAAAATGTCGGATTAGCGTGACACAATTAACTACTAGTATTATCGTTTATAATAAATACAACGTAGAGCATTTAGAAGGATAACCAATGTCATCAACCGACAGACAGAATAGACTGCTTTTAGCAGAGGATTGGACAAAAGTATACCAGAGCTACCGCAATGCGGAGTTCCGCAGTTACGACTTTGATTCATTAAGACGCTCGATGATTACATATCTGCGTCAAAATTACCCAGAAGATTTTAACGATTATATTGATACATCAGAATATCTTGCTCTAATTGATATGATTGCGTTCTTAGGACAAAATATCAGTTATAGAGTTGATTTAAATGCAAGAGAAAACTTTTTAGAATTAGCTGAACGTAGAGAATCAGTTCTCCGTTTAGCTCGTATGCTTTCATATAATCCTAGACGTAATCAAGCCGCAAACGGACTGCTTAAATTTGGAACAGTAAGCACTACAGAATCTATTATTGATAGTAACGGTAACAACTTATCTGAACAAACAATTATCTGGAACGATCCTAGTAATAGCAATTGGTCAGAACAATTTAGACGAGTACTTAATGCATCACTTCCGCAAAACGGAACTATAGGCAAACCAGCAGTAAGTAAAGTAATTAACGGAGTACTTACACAGCAATATAGAATAAATGGTGGACAACAAGATGTTCCTATATTTGGTTTTACCAAAAGTGTAAATGGTCTTCCTACACAATTTGAAGTTGTGTCAACAGGCATTGATACTGACTTGAATAACATTATCGAAGAAAATCCAGTTCCAGGAACAAGTTTAGCATTTTTATATAGAGAAGACGGACGTGGATCTAATAGTTCTAATTCAGGATATTTTTTACACTTTAGACAAGGTAAAATGCAATCTAATGAATTTACTATTAATTCTCCTTCAGCAAACCAAAAAATTGCAATTGAAGCAGAAAATATTAATGATACTGATGTTTGGTTGTATGGGTTAGACACAACTGGTTCAGCAAATAAAATTTGGACACAGGTTAGTTCAACTGAAGGTAATAATGCAATTTATAATAGCTTGATTAAAAAAATTAAAGATTATTACGTTGTACAAACTAGAGGTAATGATGAAATTAGTTTAGTATTTGCAGATGGAACTTTTGGAAATTTACCTAACGGCTCGTTTAGAGTTTATTATAGAACTAGTAGCAATAAAATAATTAATATAGCTCCAGCAGATTTAACAGGTATTACAGTTAGTCTACCATATACAAGTAAAGCAGGTACATCAGAAACATTAACTTTAGGACTTGAACTTAAAGAAGCTGTAAACAATGCAACTAATAGTGAGTCTACAGCTAGTATTAAGTCAAATGCTCCGCAAACTTACTATACACAAAATAGAATGGTTACAGGCGAGGACTATAACATTGTTCCTTTAACAACTAACCAAGAAATTATAAAAGTTAAATCTACAAATAGAACAACTAGCGGAATTAGTAGATACTTTGATCTTAAAGATGTAACAGGAAAATATTCTAGTACAAATCTTTACGGATCAGATGGTATACTTTATAGAGAACCGTACGAGAGTAAAACATCATTTACTTTTGCAACCCAAACAGATATTGAAGGTACTATTGAAAATAAAATATTACCAATTATTAAAAATAGAGCAATTAGTAATTACTACTTTGGAAATTATGCTAAAATTATTGTTAGTGATCTTAATGCAAGATGGGATCAATCAACTAAGACTACTAATAGCTCAACAGGTTTACTTCAAAATATTAGTGACATTCCGTATCAAGTAGGAACGTTTACTGGTGGTTCTTTAAAATATGTAGAAGCAGGCGCACTACTTAAATTTAAACCACCAGCAGGATTTTATTTTATTGGCTCTGGCGAGCTTACTAGCGATAGTACAGTTAAAGGTGCAAGTAGCTATAAATGGGTAAAAGTTATTAGTGTTAATGGAGCAGGAACGAGTGTTGATAGTGTAACAAGTCAAGGTCCTATTGTGTTTAACGAAATTTTACCTTCTAATAGTATACTAGAAGAAGTTAAACCTAAGATAGTAAAAGATATTTCAGCAGATGTTAGATCGCAAATTATTGATCAAGTGTTTTCATACAAAACATTTGGTTTAAGATATGATCAAGTTAATCGAAACTGGAGAGTAATAATTAACGAAAACTTAAACACAGTAGATGTGTTTAGTAATGGTAAAACAGGTGATGTTACAAATAACCAGTTAGATTCTAGTTGGTTGATATTATTTGAAACTAACGGAGAAAAATATACAGTTACAAATAGAGGGTTACGTTATATCTTTGAAAGTGACAAAGAATTAAGTTTTTACTTTGACGGGCAAAGCAAAATATACNATTCACAAACAGGACAACTAGTTAAAGATAAAGTTGCTATTATGAATTTTAATACTAAGCCTGATTCGCTTGATGCATTTAATAATGATGTTAATTGGGAAATAGTTAAAGAATTTACAAATGCAGACGGATATATTAATAGTAAAAAAGTTGAAGTTAGCTTTTTTGATTTGAATGATGACGGAAGTGTTGATGATCCAGATATTTTTGATAATGTAGTAGCACCACAAACAAATTCTGCTACAAAATATATTTTCTTAAAGAAAGAATCGTCAGATCAAGGATTTAGCAAATACAATTATTATAGTCAAGGAAGTTCTATCAATGTTGTTACAACAGAAACTGAAATAGGAGCATATAGTCAATATTCTACAGGTCAAGTTTTTTATATTATTGATAATGATAACTTTAAAGTTTTAAATAATAATGTTCTTAGTGTTACAGCAGACTATAAAGCACATGTTGGTAGATCAGATCTTAAATTCCAATATGTACACAGTGCAGATGACAGCAACAGAATTGATCCTAGTGCAAGTAATATAATTGATATTTACATGTTAACTAGGTCATATGATATAAACTTTAGAAAGTACCTCACTGGTGCAATAGACACTATGCCATTACCGCCTAGTTCAGATGAACTGTTTCAAAACTACGGTGGACGAATTAATGAATACAAATCAATTAGTGACGAAGTAATATATCATCCAGTACAATATAAACCTTTATTCGGTGTGCATGCACAAGATAGTCTACAAGCAACTTTTAAAATTGTACCAAATGCAAGTGAAGTTGTAAATGCTAACGAGTTAAAAACAGAGGTTATTAGTTCTATTAATAGATTTTTTGCTTTACAAAACTGGAACTTTGGTGATTCTTTTCACTTTACTGAATTAGCAACATACGTAATGAATAATATAGCACCTAACGCTGTTAATATTTTACTTGTTCCAACACAAGCTTCACAGAGTTTTGGTAGCCTATACGAAGTAAAAGCAGAAAATAATGAACTTTTCATTAACGACGCAACAGTTGATGATGTTGAAATTATTGATAGTGTAACAGCTTCAAGAATACAAGCATCTGGTAATGTAGTAACAGCAACTGGAACTACTAATACTGGTGTTAGAAGCCAATCATTAACAACTACAAGCACAACAACTACAAGCAGTAGTACAAGCAGTAGTACAAGTAGCTCGAGTAGTAGCTCAAGCAGTTCAGGGTCTAGCGGCGG